GATGTAGGGCTGCAGGGAGATGTCGGTGACGTACGAGCCCAGGCTGTAGAAGTTCTGGGTCGGGTCCGAGACGTACGTGGACGAGCCCTGACGAGCGTACTTGGTGGTGGTGTCGGTGGTGACTAGCGAGCTGTCGTACGTCCGCTGTATCGTGAGGACGATGTTCGGCCTCATCGGGTCGCCGTCGATGAAGTTGAACGTCTTGCCGCTGGTCTGCCCGAGCACCGCCGGGAGGTTTATCAGCTCGCCGGTCGTCGGGTCGGTGTACGACCACCCGGCCCCGTTCCACGTGAGCGGTATGGCAACGTTGTAGGAGCTCGGGGCCGGAGTCGAGTCGGAGGATACGGACTGGGTGACCCCGCTCTCGTACCAGCTGCCCCAGTTCTGGTACCAGCCGGGTGTGATGTACGCACCACCGACCTGACCGAGGTTCACCGTCACGTCGGGGTTCGTCGTCACGTCCGGCCTGTAGTCGCCGTCGGGGTGCAGGATGACCGTGCCAGCCCACCTGTACGCGACGTCTTGTGACGGGTTCCTGAGCTGGGTCGCGAAGCCCTGGAAGAGGTACGGGGAGGTCAGCTCCTCGTACGCCAGCAGGACCAGGTTCCTCCCTGGCTCGTTTATCTTCGTGCCTGTGCTCTCCGAGTTGGAGTACAGCAGGTCGAAGGTGGTCATGCTGAAGACCGGGCGGGCCTCGGAGGCCGACGGGTCGATGGCGATGTTGTAGTAGAAGTTGATCGAGTCCCCGAACTGCCCGGAGTTGTTGAAGGGGTCGACGAAGATCCCGTTCTTGAACCTGTCTCCCCCGGTCGTGGACGGTATCAGGAGGTCCTTGGTCGACTGCTCCAGGGTGTTGAGCGAGGAGTAGTACTCGACAGTGGTGACGCGGGCGTCCAGGTCGCCGATATCCTTCATGGTGTATCGGCGGTTCTTCTTGAAGGTGAAGCTCGTGGAGAACGGCAGGAGGCTCTTGTTGAGCCTCACGGCGTCGGTCGACAGCGTCGGAAAGGGGGGTACGTTCACCTCGGAGAGCGTGATCCCGGTCTGAACGTCCACAGGGGGCGCGGGGTGCTCGTGGGGGTTGCCCTCGGTCACGGTGACGCGACCCTTGGTGGTCATCCCAATCACGTCCTTCCTGCCGAGGTAGTACTGGACGGCAGCCTCGAACGAGCTGTCGATGACCGGGAAGAACGTGCCGCTCGGCAGCGCGTAACTGACCGCGGTGGACGGGTTTATCATGGCCGAGGCGGCGGTGTTGGACAGCGCCGCGGTGTTGGTCGAGAAGATCCTGAAGTCGACGCAGTTCCTCAGCACGAACGAGCTGCCGTCGACCGGGGAGGTGTAGGTCGGGAGGGACTGGGTCAGTATCGTGTTGGCCGCGGGGGTGACATCCTCGATCGGGTAGGAGTCGACCGAGAAGAAGCCGATGCCCTGGGAGGTGTCGGGGCTGAAGACGCCCAGCTCGAAGAGGATCTTGCTGTTGGCGTCGAGGGTGATGATGTCCTGTCCGCTGTAGCTGACGGAGGCCAGGTCGTAGGACATGTCCCGCTGACCGTTGTCGAGCAGGAACCCAGGCGCGGCCTCGGGGTTGGAGTTGGAGTACGACCCGCCGACGTAGGCGTGCTTGATGTAGAACACGTCTGGTATGCCGAGCGACCACGGGCCGGTGCTGCCGCCGGCGTTGTTGCTGCAGTCGATCTTGACGAACACCGACGGGTTGTAGACCTTCTTGGCCGGGCTTGCCAGGGTCCTCCTGACGTTGTGGTAGATCGTGGCGTCGAAGGTCGCCCACGTGGTCTTCCCGATGTTGATGGTCGCGTGGGTCGAGTCGGTGATCGTTATCGTCTCCCCCGGCCTCGAGCTGAACGGTATCACCTCTCCGGGCTTGAAGGTCGACCAGTGGGCGGCGTTGGACCACGTGTTGGCGAAGGTATTGGCGACGTGGAGGACCGAGCTGTTGGCCGCGGTGACCCTCCTCACCTCGCTGGTGCTGGAATTGCCGACGACGAACAGGTCCCCCACCTTGAGCTGGGCGGTGAAGTCGTCGGTGTTTCCGATGTGCCAGGAGACGGTGTTCTGGGTCGCGGTGATGTCGACCCCGCCGGCACCGTTGGCGGTGTTGGCTGTGGTGTCGGCGACGACGATAAAGTCGCGCTCGGTCACGGAGTCCAGCAACCCAACCCCGTAGGGCCACTCGTTGACCCCACCGACGTGTGTCGGCACCGTTATGGTGGCCACCCCAGTGTTGGCGAAGTGGATCGTCTGGTGCGTGTGGTAGTCGAACTGGGTCACCACGCTGTTGGACGCGTCACGGAGGGTCTTTACCGCGGTGGCGTTCAGCGGGTAGACCAGCTTCTGGAAGTTCGAGTCCTGCAGCACCGCGTTGTTGCTCGAGTCGAGCGTCACGTCGGCGAAGCCCTTGATACCGCCCTCCACGGTGTAGAGGGACCTGACGTCCTTGAAGTTCTTGGTGCTGTTCATCTTGACGTTGAACAGGTAGACGCGATAGATGGACGTTGGTGTCGCGGGATCACCGGAGTCGAACTTGACCGTTATCAGGGCCGCGGTACCTATCTCGTTTCCCGGCGCGCTCACCGAGTCTATGGAGTCACCCCTGCTGAGGTTGACGGTGACGACCTGAGCGGTGGAGTCCCTGAGGCTCACCGTGGCGGCGGTGTCGAAGTCCCAGTGCCCGGCGAACTCGGTAACGTCCAGGAACCCGCCGAGGGTCACGGTCACCACCTGCTCGAGGAGCTGCCTTATGTCGGTCCCCTGGCGGATCTTGTCCACCAGCTTGCCGACCGTCTGGACCCTGAACCCGTGGATGTAGGCCAGACCAGGGTCGATCTCGAGCTTGAGGTTCGACACGTCGTTCGAGCCGTTGGCGAGTGTGCGCGCGCGCGTGCGCATCAGGAACGGCTCGATGACGTAGTTGCCGCTCTCCTCGTCGGTCCTGCGGGCCATCTCGTTCCCGAGGATGGCGTACGCAGGGTCGGTGTTCACCCTCGAGGGGTTGCCCTCGATGAAGTCGACGAGAGAGAAGAAGGTGTTGGGGAGGCTGACGCTGTCCGTCGGCTGGATCGTCAGCGTCGGAGTGAGCCTGAGGCGGTGCGCACCCGGGGCCGCGTAGTTTGGAGACCCGGCGGCGTTGTCCAGGAGGGTCGGATCCTCCTCGGGGGTCACGAGCGATTCGACGGTGTCGAAGCCGGCCGAGATGCCGTCCGGGGCGTTGTCGTACTTGGAGACGATGAGGGTCTGAGGCTCCACCCCGACGAAGAAGCCCTTCTGGAATATGGTGCCGTTGGAGCAGGCCATCCTGTAGGCCATGCCGACGAAGTCGGAGTTCCCGGAGACGCCGGTGTTGGCCGTGGAGATCGTGCCGATTACCGAGTTGCTGACGGTCTTTATCGTGAGGGACTGGTCGGCCGTGAAGAACTTAGTGACCCCGTCGGTGGCCGAGGTCACGTAGTTGACGTACAGGGTGTTGAGGTCCGGTGGGGAACCGGTGCTACCCGGGGCGACGTCGGTTATGACCGCCCGCAGCCCGTTGTCGGCCTCCACGAAGTTGCCCTCGAGCCCGGAGACGTTCAGCGCCGCACCGTTCGCGTAGGTGTCCCTGACCTTGACGTAGTGTAGACCCGGCTCGAAGGTGATCTGGCAGTTCTCGACGACCGAGCCCTCCTGGAAGACGTGCCGACCGAACTTCTCGATCTGGTCCTGGAGGATGGTCTGCTCCTGCGTCATCTCGCGCGCCTGGACGCGCGCGGATGGGCGGTACATCACCCTGTGGAAGTGGGCGTTGGCCTTGAAGTCGTCAAAATACGGGGGCTTCGAGAGGTCCGTCTTGGTTGCCATGTCTGTCCTAGAACTTCAATACCAGCCGGAACACCTCGTGCGTGTTGGCGCCGCGAGTGAAGGGGACGAGGTTGTCAACGTAGAGGACCTCCCCTGAGTTCCTCTCGAGGTCAGGGTAGACCATGGTGTTGGCCGACCTGCTCCTGCCGCGCGCTCCCGACGTCTGACCGGTTATATCATTGTCTCCGGCCTGAAAGCGCCCATCGACGTCTACAAGGGACAGCACCGGGTACACCACCGCGGTGTTCGCCCCAACGTTCAGGTTATTTATTAGTCGATTCCCGACGTTCCAGGTGCCCTGTACGTTGACCAGGCGTAGGTAGGTGGCGTTTGCGGTCAGCACTATGGCGTTCGAGGATGGGTCCCCGTCGTTCCTGATGGTATTACCAGGAGAGAAGGTCCCGTTGGAGGTGACGTACGAGACGTCGATGTCCGAGGTCTTGTAGACGGTCCCGATGGCGTTCGACACGTCCTGCACCACCGACTCGTAGGGGCTGAAGGCTACCGTGTTGGTCGACAGCGGCACCCTCATGGTCTGATTGAACCTGCTGAGCCACGTGTTGCTCACGAGCGTGGTGCCGTTGGCGGAGTATATCGAGTTTACGGTGGCGTGGGTGTTGGTGGACAGCTCCACGATGACGTCGCCGGTGTCGAGGAGTCCCGTGACGCTCGAGAGCTTGAGCGTGTTGGCGTTGACCACCTGGGCGATGTTCGCGACGGCTCCGGACGTGCTCTCCACCACCTCGGAGTTCGCCAGGACCTGGAACGGCATGGAGTCGTAGATCCTGACGTTGGCGGTCGCGACCGAGGTGAGCCCGACGACGTTGTCGTTCGCGGTGTTGGCTATGAACCCGCCACCCGAGACCCTGGAGATCTCAAGCAGGGTGCTGTTCGCCGTCTCCACCACGCCCGCGGAGTTGGTGTTGGCCTGCCTGATTATCTCCCCGACCCTGAAGGTGCCGCTGACTCCGCTTATGGTCAGCCTCGCGTGGTCGTAGTTGCCGACCGTCACCGTAAGGTCGTCGAACTTCGGGGCCTTGATCAGACCCACGCGCCTGAACGTGCCGAGCGGGAACCTGTAGAGCTCGTCGGTTATCGTGCCAAAGTTCACCGCGACGGAGGCGTGCCTGGATCCCAGCTCCACCACCGGGTCGTACCCGTGCCCGAGTACCGGGCCGATTATCGGAGTCACCGCGGCTCCGGTACCGAACAGGTTGTTCGACGTTATCGTCGCGCTGGCCTCGGTGTAGTCCCTGCCACCCTCTATCATGAAGACGCCGGAAATGGCGTTGCTGGAAACGTTGCCGGTCACGACCCTCGTGTACGCCTCCGCCCCGGTACCATCACCGCTTATCGTGACTCGCGGGGACACTATGTACTGGGTGAGCTCGTTGGGTATCGGGAAGCTCGCGATGACCTCGCCGTTAGCCGCGAACACCCCGTTGGCGTACGTTACCAGAAAGTTGACCCCGGACTTTACCGCCCTCTGTCCGGACGAGATGGTTATGTTCGGGAAGTTC